AGCCTATTCTGGAATCCAGAAAAAGATTTATATTGGTAGCTGGTGGCGAACAAGCTGGTAAATCTATGGTTGCCAGTAAATATTTGATAGCAAGGTTTCTGGAAAATGATGAACCTGGTTTGTACTGGTTGGTTGCAGCAGACTATGAACGAACAAGAGCAGAATTTGAATACTTAGTTCAGGACTTTGCGTCTATGGGATTGTTGAAAGAAGCCTCTAAAAGAGTAGACCCTGGTAAGATTATTCTTGCAGATGATACAAGGATAGAGACTAAATCAGCTAAAGATCCAAGGACACTAGCTATGAGAGCTCCTAACGGAATCATAGGATGCGAAGCATCTCAGTTAGATTTGGAAACATTTCACAGATTACGTGGCAGATGTGCACCTAAACGTGGGTGGATGTTCTTGGGTGGTACTTTTGAGGGATCATTAGGTTGGTATCCACAGATGTATCAGGCATGGCAACATTCTTCTAGCGTAGAAGAACAGTCATTTTCACTCCCAAGCTACTCAAATCAGTATTTATACCCTGGTGGTAGAGAAGATCCAGAGATTTTAGCACTAGAAAGAGCATCATCTGATGACTTTTTCATGGAAAGAATTGAAGGAATACCTTCTCCACCTAAAGGAATGGTCTTTACAGAGATCAGACCTGACCTTCATGTGAAGAATGTAGAGTATGAGCCTGACACACCAGTACATTTATGGATAGACCCAGGTTATTCTGAAGCATATGCCGTTGAAGTCGTACAAGTAGTTAACGATCAGATACGAGTTATAGATGAAATCTATGAAAGAGACCTGATTACTGACGAAATCATAGAAATTGCACAGGCAAGACCTTGGTGGAGAGATGCTAAGTTTGGAGTGATAGATATTGCTGGTACTCAGCATCAGGCTATGGCTGCTCCTGCCGAAGTATGGATGGAAAAGACTGGAATATATTTTGATTCACAGAAAGTTAAGATAAATGATGGAACAGAAAGGCTAAAAGCCTTCTTGAAAACAGATCCAGTGGCACAAAGAGAGCCGAGAATTGTATTTAATCCTAGGTGTAAAGGTATCTTGTCTGAGTTTGGAGTACAACCAAATCCATTTGATGGTCAGACCAGAGCATATAGGTGGAAAATGGATAGAGATGGTACAATAGTTGGTGAAACACCTGAAGATAGGTACAACCATGGTGTCAAGGCAGTGATTTATGGTTTGATTAACAGGTATGGCTATGGCTATATTGCCGAAGGTAAAACTATAAAGGTTAGAAGGTGGTAAATGGCTAACTATAAACCAGAAGAAATCATTGCGTTAGTTGATAGTCACTACGATTTGACCGAACCTCTACGCACTCGCATGGATGATGACCATAAGCTATACAGGCTTGAAGAATTTGACGCTGGTGAAGGTTACCAGTCATATACTTCTAACGAACCACAAGTATATGCAGATAAATTAATCTCTTGGCTAACATCTGCTGAGATGGTAGTAAGAATCCCATATGGTAATTCTAAAAGAGAAGATAGAGAAAATAATGATGCTAAAGAAAGATTCTTAATTGGATTAATTAAAGCTGCAGACGACAGATTGACAGCTAGGTTCCAACCCTCTGTAAGAAATCAAATGGCTTGGTTTATCACTTTACGTGGTTGGTATGCTGCAAGAGCATTGCTCGTAAAAGACGATGATGGAGATACCAATGTTGAGATTCAGCCATGGGATCCACTTCACACATACTGGAGTGAAGGTAAGAAAGGATTATCTTGGGCTTGTTATAAAACCAAGAAAACTCCTAGTGAAATAGAAGCCATTTGGGGAGTGAAACTTGAAGGCGAAGATCAGGGAGATGATGATGACGCAGTAGATGTTTATGACTTTTATGATTCAGAAGATAATATTGTTTGTACAGAAGATACTGTTTTAAAGAAAAGAACCAAGCATGGATCAGATAGAGTACCTGTAGTTATTGGACCAGTAGGATCTAATCCACTTGTTCAGACTATTACAGACTCAGGTAACTTAGATTCCGTAGAAGATTACGGAGAATCATGTTACAAATCTTCCAGAGAATTATTTGAGAAGCATAACTTTATGATGAGTGTTATGTTAGAACTTACAGCACGTTCCAGAAAGCAAGGACTGAAAATAAAATCCAGAGATGGTACGAAAACATTAGAAGAAGATCCTTATAAAGAGGGTTCAGAAATAGCTCTCGGTCAGGGAGAAGATGTAGAACCATTAGGTTTGTTGGAGATGGCTAGGGAATCTGGAGTGTTCATGGGTCTTATATCTGGAGAGATGCAACGAGGTGGTTTGCCTCATTCTATTTATGGTCAATTAGAATTTCAATTATCAGGATTTGCCATAAATACATTGAGACAAGGCGTGGAGACTGTACTGATTCCCAGATTACAGGCTATGGAAAAAGCACACAGAGCTATCTTTAATTTAATGTGCGACCAGTATATAACTGGTGCATTTAAATCAATTGAAGTTAGTGGGCAAGATAAAAACAGGATGTACTTCAGAGAAGAAGTTACTCCTGATATGATTAAAAACGCTGGTGATGTTGAAGTTAGCTTCATCGGACAACTACCTCAAGATGAGATGGGTAAGATGTCTATGGCACAAATTGCCAGAGAAGGTGAAACACCATTGTTACCAGATGTTTATATACGAGATAATATCTTAGGATTACAGTCAGCAGATCAGATGGAAGATGCTATAAATACACAAATAGCAGAAAGCACATTACCTGAAGCAAGACTATGGACACTACTTCAGGGTGCACAAAGACATGGCAGAGAAGATTTAGTTGAATTTTATAGGGGTGAACTTATGCGTTTATTCCTAGTTAAAAGCATGGAACAGTCACAACTGATGGCTCAAGCAAAAGCACAAGGTATGCAAGGTGCACCACCACAAGGAGGAGGTATGCCACCAGAAATGGGTATGCCACCAGGTATGGGTATGCCACCAGGCGTTGGTGGAGCTGGACCAACCTTGCCACCGACAGTTATGCCTGATGCTGCAATGGGTGTTCCACCTGTTCCACCTACTGCTCCTATGGGTCCTTTTGCTCCACCAGGAGCACCAAGACCAGGGGCTCAAAGTCCAGAAAACAGATTAGCTAATATTGGCTTAGTGCCACCTACAGAAGGAGCTTAAAATGGCTTTAGAGATAAGAGACATACCTGATTTATTTGGAATGGGTCCATTGCTAGGTGACATGCCTGGTTCACAGGTTGCAAATGCTATTTCATCTATTATTCAAGGTGAGGAACCAGATTTAAATAGGGCAAAATTAAATATACCTATGGATCAGTTTGATGGTTTTAATGCAACAGACCCCATGTTAACAGGTCCAATGGAACCTATACCACCACCTACGATGGGTGATCCTTCTATGTTAAATATTCCAGAAATGCCTGGTTTGGGCGTAACAGATCCTTTAGTAACATCCCCAGACATGACAGGTATTCCTATGCCAAGTATTCCTGTGCCACCTAATCCTTCTATGTTAAATGTTCCACAACCTTCAATTCAAAATGATGTTGTAGGTGTGGATCCTGTTCTTCTTAGAGATCAAGAACTTATTAATAATTTACAATCAATTACTGGTCAGGGATCGTCTAATCCTTCTATGTTAAATATTCCAGATATAACCAATATGACAGGATCAGGATTTGATGATGAAACTGTTATTAGTCCTACGATGCCTGTTGCTCCTACTTCTGATGTAGGTAATATAGATTTATCAATTAACCCTACTGGTGGAACAGACTTAGCTAGTACCATAAACTTATCAACAGATACTTCGCAAATAGAAGGAACTGGAGACACAGATACAGGATGGATGAAAGACTACCCAGATATAAATGCTTTACAAAGAGCTTTGGTTCTTGAGTCTATTACAGGCGAACAAGCTATGGCTTGGCTTAGAAATCCTAATTATGGTAACTATGGAGCATTTGATGCTAAAAAACTACTTGATACTTGGATACCTAAAGCTAAAGATAAGAATGTTCCAGAGGTATCTTTTGACGATAAAGGGAACGTGAAATCTATAGTAAAAGCAGGCGTAGACAGACCACTGCTATTCGATGAATGGCATGAGCGAGTGTATGGAACTAAAACAATACCAGGTGGTCAAACTAATGTAACAAGAGGTAATGAATATAAAAGTTATTTTAATAAATGGCACTCAGATAACTCAAAAAAACTGAGTACAATAGATGATGCTAGTAAGGCAGGTGGTGGAGATGCTATTATTATTGACTCTACAGACAGCAAATCTGATGATGGTGACCCTAAAGATGATGACAGTAAGATTAACTGGTTTGACGACAAGAAAGATGATAGTAATGTTAATAATGTAACTGGTGGCAATCAAGGTGGTGGTAATGTACAAGGTGGTGGTAATGTTAATAATGTAACTAGTACTGCCAGTGCCAGTGCAGATGGCACACTACCTTCAGATCTAGCATTAAAACCTGGGGATGCATATAGCCAGTACATAAGATCATTTTTCCCTGGGGCTGGTACTGGAGAACTGGCAAGACTGTCAGCAGATCCAGATAAATTATATTATGGATTTAATCCTAATTATGGAAGATATCTATTAGGATTAACTGACATACCTACTATAACTGAAGGTGAAGCAATTAAAGGTTCTCTACCTATGGCAGGTACCTTTTCCGATTTTCTGGGTCGAGATTATAGGCAACCTCTTTCAGACATACGAAGTAAATTTGGTGGTTTAAGAGATTACTTACGAGCAATCTCACCAGGTGGCGTAGGAATTGAGGGAGCACCAGATCTTGGTGGATTTGGTACTACTTATACTACAGACCCAACAAGACAGGATATATTATCATCAGCAATAGCTGCTCTGGGATATGCACCTGGGGCATCATCTAGAGCTTACTCAGGTTTAGGTAGCATATTTGATGCATTTAAGTTTAAATATAGTAGTCCATTTGAGGCTAAAAATAGGTTTGCCGATTGGGTAACTAAGGCATATGCAACCCCTGTTTCTACTGGTCAGACTATTGGGCAGTCAATAAAATCAGGAGCCTTCGATCCCAGAACACGAGGTTCGACAATGCCTGAAGATCAATGGAGAGACACTAAATATAAAGATGATTCTTGGGAATGGTAGTTTTATATAGGAGGCTAATATGGCTGATAGTTTAAATGCATTTAGTGATTTTTATAGTGGGATGCTTGAAGCAGATCCTAACCTTGCCTATATGGGTCAGGTTGCTGGAACTGATTTTTCAGGCACTAAGCCCATGAAAAAGAGGGCAAAGGATTACTTTGCCAACCAGTTTGGTAATGTTTATAATCAGTATCTAGGTCAACTTGGTACAGAATATAAGCAAGGAACTGATCCTTCAAAGCAAACAACATTCACGCAGTTTTTAGAACAGCAACCATTTACTGAAAGATATGCAAGTTTATCACCATACCAAAGAGGCGTGTCTACAAGTAGATTTGCTCCTAGTACAAGGTTTATATTTTACTAATGGCAGATCCTAGAGATTCAAAATACATTCCAGTTAAAGAAAGAAAAGATTTTAAAGCCGATAAAAATTTATGGGATAAGTACCCCTCTTTTTTTACCTTTGGCAATATACCTATAGCTAAAAGAGAAAAACTTGGGCAAGACTTAAACGCTTTTTCACAATGGCTAGACTCTATAGGTCAATCTGACCCTGTTCAAAAAGCTGCTTCTATCAATACATGGATTCAGGAAAATATACCCATGGGTCCTATTGGAACAGGAAAGGCTAGAGCAAAAGCATGGGAAACTGTAGGGAAACCACTGTGGGAAAAAAATAGATACCTTGCTGAAGAAAAAATGCCACTTATTACTACTGGAGAAAAGGCAAGGCTCCCTATTTCCAAAGGTGAGGGAAAGTGGGATGCTTACAAATCTCCAGAAGGAAAGTTTGATCCAAGGGCAGTTTTGAAAGCTGCCGATGTACTCACTCCATTTGGAACTACAGCAAGTGCTTTTGAAAATATTACAGGCAAAGAGTATAAGACCTTAAGAGATGTTAAGGTAGAAAAAGAAATAGAGAAAAGGGAACAAAAACTTAAAGAGTCTGGAATGAATCCTTTGACTCCTATTGAAAAGATACATGCAGAACGAGAATTATATCCTACGGCAGATATACCAGGAATAGAGGGATCAGGTAAGTTTATAGACGAAGTAATAGATGATCCTTTAACTTACGTACCTGCTTTTAAGACTATTTCAACAGCAGCTAAAGGTGCAAAGGCATTACAGTATACAGGCAAGGGTGCAAAACTAGGAGCAGTAGGAAAACCTGCTGCAGCCGTTGTCAGATCTGTGGGAAGTGTAGCTGAAACATTATTAAAACCTGCAGTACTTGTAGAAGATCAGTTAGTTAAGGTTGTGACTTTGCCATTCCAAGCTGCTAAAGTAACTCTTGGTGCAGTAGGAAGTGGAACCAAATCAATAACAAATACTCTCTTGAGGAGAGTTTCAGATCCTGAATTGGGTCCTATGATTAGTGATAAAGGCACACAATACCTAACGAAATTAGAATCTAAAGCAGGTAAAGCTTGGGCGAAGCAGACACATGAAAATATAGCAAACGAAGCTAAAAGTATATTTTCCAAAACCCCAGATTTAGACACAACTGTTGCTTATAGAAATAGTGCGACAAGAAGATCAGCGATAAGTCAAGGAAAAGATATTACGCTTAATCTCGAGCAAGGCTATGAAGATGTGTTTAGAAGTGAGTTTATGAAACTCAAACACGAAAGAAAGGCAGCTAGATTTGAAGGAGTATTAGCTGATTTTTTCAACTCAGATGTTACCCAAAGGTCTTTCAGGACTGTAGGCGACTCAGCGACAACTGTTAGAAAGAAGATAGATAACTATGCTTCTATTGCAGGTAGAAGATCAGGAATAACTAAAGTTTTTACTGCTGACAGCTTTCACAGAATTGCAAGGTGGAATCCATTTGTCGGAAACTCTCAATACACAATAGAGAATCTTTTAGATGCTGCTGTTGTAGCACAATTTAAGAATGTATATACAGAACAAATGCCTAAAGGATATTGGAAAAACAAAGCACTTATGAAGGGAATGAAAGCTCTAGAAAGGGAAATGGAAAGAACTGGAGATTTCAGTGCCCTCAAGTTATCTAAAGCCAAAGGTATAGGGGGGAAACAAGGCAATGCTGCATTTGAAGATCTCATAAAAGACTTGTCTTATTTGTTTAGAGAATTTGACAGCGTTAATAGAAAGTTGCTAAAAACCAAACCGATGTATAGCTTTGACCAGTGGATAGATGCATTACAAAAATATACACTGGGCACACGTACTGTTGAAATTGGAAAGCTACACCCATCCAGATTAGAGCCTAAAAACTTGCCTATGTTTCACGATATTACCAAGGGATCAGATTATGTAATGCAAGTGAAAATATCTACAGGCAAAGAGGCTAAGATAATAGATGCTCCTTTCTACCCTAATTACACTCAAATGACAAAGGCTATGATTGATCCATCTAATACAACAGTTTCATGGATTAACAAAACTGCAATAGCAAAAAATTTGGGCATACCAGAAGAAGGTATAGGTACAATAATAAAAGCTCATAGAACGATAGTAGACCTATACGATCAACTCAGGATGAGGGAAGCAAGTAAGTACGGAGGATTTTTAAGTAAAGAAGAACTTGAATTTTTACAAGAGTGGCATCCTTCATACATGCCACTACATTATACCGACACCAAAGGCATGGGTGGGTTTACTGCTATCTCAGGAAGAAGCAAAGGAGCTACTGATAATGGTATTAAATCATTAAGTGAAAACCCAGGAGAGCAACACATGTTGCCTTTGTTAACGCCTGAAGGTATTGGTTTTGACTTAATAAGACACAGTACAAAAATGCTATATAACGAGATTAAGCGTAATATATTTGAATCGTTAAAGTTAATTCCTATTGATCCTAATGTTCCTATTACAAGAACAGCAGACGGAAAGGTTAAGGGTAGTGTTTTCGATGCTTGGTTTACAGATTTAACAGATGACCCTAGATTTGTCACAATATCTAAGAGACCAGATGGAAGCATAGAAAGAACGTACAAGGAATTAACTGGAGAAGGAGATCTTGGAATAGGGTATGATTCCAAGATAGGTAGTGGGTATGAAACCTATTGGATGAACGGAGTAAGGCAAAACGTAGGCAATCCCACAGGTGGAAGATTAGATAAAGAGTGGTGGGATATGTTAAATAACGAAAATGCCTTTAATTTTTTTGGAGAGACTCGAGGAAAAATACAAGGATTTTTGGGAATGGTTAATGGGATTTATAAAACTATGTACACCAGAATATCTCCTAAGTTTTGGATTGTTGCTGGTGTATTGGATAATTATATGGCATGGTTTAGGCATGAGACTAACCCAGTTAAATCAACACGTATAATAGTAGCAAGTATGGCAAAAGCTATGGCAAAGATTCCAGACAATCAACTGATTCCGTCAAGTTGGAACCCAAGGAAAAGTAGATTAGATATAAAAGCAGCCAGGGCAGTGGGTAAAGAAGACCAGTACCTTAACTGGTTAAGAGTTGTAACAGGAGATAGGTTAGGGGAATCAATGCAACGAGGTTCAGGGTTTGCCCTTGGAGAAGTTGGAACTATGAATCCTGGTACTGCTTCATATTCAGGAAAGATGGCTAATATAAATAAAAGAATTAATAAACAAGGGATTAATGCAATCTTTGTTAATAGCAAAAAAGAAGCCGAGGAGCTAACACTTCGGCAAGTATATGACAATTTACCAAAGGGTGCAACCAAAAAAAAGCAAGACTCAGGTCTCCAGATTGAATTTATGACTCCTAGTAAATTAAGAGAAGTAGGGAAAAAAGTTAAAGGTGCTGCTAAAGGCACTGTGGATGCACTTGCTTCTCCTGGTTCTCACCTTGAATTGGGTCCAAGGAAAGCAACTGCGATCAAGTCTTTAACTGACTACAACTCTAGAAATCCAATAGGTAAAGCTGAATTTGATAAGTTTTTTAGCACATGGGCAAGGCTAAAAGGTAGAGGATTAAATGAAGAACAATTTAAAATCCAGATGTATAAAAACTGGATGCCTTCATTTAAGCCAGACGGAACAGCCGTAACTCCTCAAAATTCTCCTGAATTGTTTAAACTTGTAAAAATTGCAGACGGAGTATTTGTAGATGAGCCTGTTGGGTTAGGTTATGGATTAATAGATTCTCCAGAATGGAAAGCAGCAGAATTTTTAAGCCATTCTGTTACGTTAGACTTTCAGTATGGATCTCAAATTGCATTAAAATATAGACACATGTTTGCTTATTTAGTTTCTATGCTAGAAGGTCCTAAACAACCATTTAAAGCAATCGGTCTCAATATAGATTTAATTACAAGACCAGTTAAAAGAACCAGTACAGATGATCCGTTTTATGAATGGGGAGATATATCAGAACAATTTATCAGGCTACTTCAGCCATTTAAAAGAAAGGGTGCTACTGGTCAAACAAGGTACTTACTTAATCAAGGTCCTTTAAAAAGTGCAATGAAACTTGCTGGTGTGTTGGGTGCATATCGAGCTCTTTCAGATTTTAACTGGAGCTTTGAATATGACGGCATTCCAGTTATGAATGACGTTTCTAAGTATATTAG